GCTATCTGCTCCTTTGTGATAATTAGCATCAATGCACTGGCTTTTTCCGTTACGCTCTTTTATTTCGCCATGTGATTTTATAACGCCAAAGCCATCACCTTCGAGAACATCAGCCAACAACAGCCCCTTATCCTCTGGCTGCCCAAACTCCCAATTCGCCCAATAGTACCGCTGCCGATTTTGAGCCGATACTAATGCACTATTAATAAACACTGGCTCTACGCCTAACTGCTCACTGATCACGTCTAGGTATTCCTTTTTCATCTTGACGTTTTCAAGCAGGAATTTGACGTTCGGGTTAACGCTACGGATGTGGTTTAAAACATCAACATACACAAAAAACAGCTTAGAACGTGGGTCATCAAACGCTAGCTGCTTACCCGCAAAACTAAAACCCTGGCATGGACTGCCGCCTATTAGCAGGTAAATACTAGCCCAATCAATATCCCATTCTCGCCACTTTGTAACATCGCCAAGCTGAATAGTGTTAGGGTAGTTCGCCTGGGTTACAGTAATTGCGTACTTATCAACTTCTGCTGCGTAGTAGTTAGTGACTTCAATGTCTGCACGTTCTAAAGCAACTTGCCCTGCGCTGATTCCATCAAATAAAGATAAAACATTCATTTCCCCATCACCTCTTTAATAAGTCTGTCCAAATACCAACGCGCCTTGCGTAAGTCCTCAACGCCGTTTTTCTCTTCATAGCGCCAGACGTACTTAATCACGTTAGCGGTACAAACTGCCTCGATGCCAGTCTTACCAACCGTGGCGGCTTTAATCGCTTCGATGCACTCGATACCGCCTTTTTTATAGTGGTTGGGGTTTAGGTTGTCGGTCATTTCAAGCGCTCCTGTGGCGAGGCCGGTAGTGGCATCCAGTGGGTTGGACGGTCGCATCCACCATCAATATTGTTTTGCCATTGTTTTATCTCTTTATTCCAGTAAAAGCAGCAAATATACCCGCCACCGGAATGCGGAACATAGCCCAAAAACAAATCTTCATTTTTTGGGGCTTTTTTAATCGGAATCCACTCCTGCGCCTGCTTTAGTCCTTGGACAACCCCAAGCATGAACGCTTCTTTTACAGCATCTTCACCGTGCTGTTCTTTCGGTGCTTCAAAGTCCACTGCCTTTCTCCTCTGCTAAGCCTTTATCCAGCAAAATTGCCGCTTTCATATATACGGATTGTATCTTGGCGACCGCCCCAGGCAGCCCAAGCGCAGCATCTCGCACACCTTCGAACAGCTCATACTCTAAGTGCAGGTCAGAGTATATCTTCTGCTCTACGTCATAAATTTCGCCTGCAAGCAGTGCCTCGGCCGCTTCTCGAATATCAGTAATTTTTTCACTTCCATATCTGCATCGTGCCAGCCTGCTAGCCACCAGCTTCGCAGGCGCATTTGATTTAATCCAAAGGGGCAAGCAGATGCGCCATCCTCTCGCTTTCTAGCAGCCATTCCTGCTTTGTACTGGCGCTTTTCAGCGGCCAGCATTTCGAGCCGCCTTGATTGAGTTTTCAATCAAAAAATTGATTTTCCTGGCATGGGCAATGGCCGTGAGATTTGATTTAGTTGTACGCCCGCCAATCAAGTGCCATGTGATAGTTGGCTCGCTGTTTTTGGTCGTACTTTGCCGAGGCCACTACGCAAGCGTGCCCTACTGTAATTGTGCTTCGGTTTGCCAAATCAGAAAGGACGTCAGTTTCTCTAATCATTTGCTAATTTACTCCAGTTAATGCGCTGCGTGTTTCGCTAAGCTGTGTTCTAGCTGTCGCTCTGCATGGTCGTTAGCTATATCTACAACATCAGCCATTGATCTGCTCCTCTAAGTCCCACACCTTAGCCAGCGCGACCTGATAGGTTGACGCAAAGTCAACTACTTTTTCGCCTTTATATAGCCACCACATTTTTCTCTTATTGGTTATCTGTATCATTTCTTTACCTCCACCAGCTCGACAACTCGCCAGCCTTTTTTGCCTAGAATTTCTTTGAGCTTTAACGCCGCTAAGGCATCAGGCTCGTTTAAAAACAGGCTCGTTTCCGAGCCGTTTGTTAGTGCGTACGCTTTCATGCTTCAAGCTCCTGTTGTGTGATGGTGGACAAGTTATCAGCCGTCAGCTTGTGAGCCCAGTGGTCGGGCGGCAAGTCGTCGCGGGCAGGGTCGGTCAGCTCCGGTAGGGTGCCGATGAAGCAGCCGCACCGCACGGTGCCGTGCTGCACGTCTATCAGCAGGGGGCTGCCCGACGTCGGGCTGGTCAGGCGTCGCCGCTGCCTGAGCGGGTGGCGTTGCCGTCGCCGTCACCTGAGCGGCGGGCGTAGCCGTTGCCGCTGCCTGAGCGGATGGCGTTGCCGTTGCCGCTGCCGTCGCGGATGGCGTAGCCGTTGCCGTCGCCTGCGCGGGTGGCGTCACCGTGGCCGCTGCCTGCGCGGGTGGCGTCGCCGTCGCCGTCGCCGTCGCGGAGGGCGTTGCCATGGCCTCTGCCTGAGCGGGTGGCGTAGCCGTCGCCGCTGCCTGAGCGGCGGGCGTTGCCGTAGCCGCTGCCTGCGCGGATGGCGTCGCCGTTGCCGCTGCCTGAGCGGATGGCGTTGCCGTTGCCGTCGCCTGCGCGAAGGGCGTGGACGTCGCCGTGGCCGACGACGGTCAGGCTGCCGTCGAGGTGGCCGTTTAGTGTGATGGTGCCTGTATCGCCTGCCACCGTGGTGACAGTGTGGTTTTTCCCGTCGGCTTGGATGGTGCGGGTAATGTCATTCATTCTTCAAGCTCCGTGCTACGGCTGCGTACTTTTCGTCAGTCAGCTTTTCGTTTTTTGGTTTCATTGGTTGGTCTCCTTTTTCTCTTCCCGCCAAGCTTTTGTAATGGCCTTTAGTTCTTCCTCTTTCTCGGCCGGAATCCAGCTGCGAATAGTAATAAAGCCTTGCTTAATCATTTTTTGTGCGTATCGCTCTTGTTTAATCATGACCTACCTCTTATTTAATAATATGTCATAAGACTGTTTCAGTTGAGACTCAAGCGCAGCAATCTTTGCGTCCTTAGGACATTTCGGCATACGCTCAATAATTTTATCTCTCAAGTTATCGTAGTCCAGAGATGTGAACGCAAACCGAACTCTAGGAGCAAACTCTCTGACATTGTTTACAACAATATAGTCACCGTCAAAAATAAAGTTTCCTGATAATATATTTTTCACAATATCTTGCGCTTGAATGGATGCGTTCATCGCAGTGTCTTCATCTAAATATGGCAAAACATCAGACTCGACATCAATCAGCAACTCGGAAACTTGCAATCTGACACGATCTGCTATTTCTTTGATTTTTTCTTCTAATGCATTCATAAGCCACCTCTTATTTAATAATTCTGCATCTTTTAGCAGAGCCGTTTTTGAATACCCATGTATCATCTAGCAGTCCTGTTACCATCTCAGGCTCGATAACTCGTTCGCCGTCTTTCATTAAGCAAACAAGCTCAACTTCGCCAGACTGCACCTGTGCTAGTCGATCTCGCTCAAGCGCGTTTAAGTAGTGCAGCAGGCCGAAAACAATCGCTACAACTATCGCCGCTAGGGTTATTTGCTTAATAGCATCTATCTTTTCGTGGTTCATAGGTTGCTCCTTAAAGCCCCTTGCGGGCGTTATTGTTACAGGTTGGCCATTATCGCCTTTAGGCTCCCGCGACCGTCGATGATTGCTTTAGCATTTGCGCCTTTTAGTTTTGCGCTTACTTGAGCAACAAAACCCTCAACCTTTGGCTCTAACTCCGCCCAGTTATCTTCGGTTGTGCATGAGTTTTGTACTAAGCCTAACTTCTTGCCTACTGACTCTACCGCTTCGCCAATAGCTCCTGCTAGTATTTCTTCGCACCAGCTTAACTGCTTCTCGCTTCCAACAATTTCTAAGTTCTCAAAACCTTCCAGCTTCCAGCCATTAATGATGATATTGCCGTTTCTGCGTGCGTTTGCTTCGATAATTTGTAGTTTCATTTTGTCCTGCTCCGTTGTTTGTTTGTATGAGTACATACTAAAGCATACGAAAGGGGCTGTAAAGCCCCTACGCAAATTATTTTTTCAGCTGTTGCATGGCGTCCTCCCAGCCCTTCGCCACTATGACACGCTGGCCAATGCTTTCCAGGTATGCGTGCCACTCCTTTTGCTCAGGATCAACTCGCCCGCCTTTCTGGCGCTTCATCTCGACCCATGTAAACCACGCCGGAATAAACAGGTCAGGCACACCGGCAGAAACGCCCTCATTTTTTAATCGGGTTGCCTCTCTGATACCACGGTGCCCGCCGTTCGGTATGGCAAAAATCCGCACATCAGGAAAGGTGTGCCGGAACAGGTAAACGAAGTACCGCTGTTCCTCATGCTCCGCCGGAACCTTTCCGTCAACAATGGCTGGCGGCTTTAGCCTGCCGTTAGAATGGGATATCGGGTTCATACTTGTCACACTCCACTACTGTGCAGATATATTCCAGCGGGATCTCCTGCCCATACTCCTGGCAGTAGGTGCCTGCCCGGTGCATACACTCGATGCAGCGGTTCTTACGCATCGCCTCCTGCAGCAGCATACAAGCTCGGCCTGCTTCGCTGTACTCCGCTTGAGTGTTAAGGGCAGGAATCTGCCCGGCGTCAATCTGCAGCATGATGGCTTTTAGTTCTGGTTTCATATTGTCCATATTCTGTCCTGTACGTCATAAAATTTGCCGTTCTTGCTGTATTCAATGGCCGATGGCGGTTTGCCAGTATTTAGCACGCTGGCGAGCGTGTCCATACATTCTGCAGTTGGTTCACCGCTCACCGCTGACTTTTCTGCGATACGCTGGACGGCAGCGCGGGCCTTTATTCCTGCAATGCCTTCATGCGTCACGCAAAAATACTCATCCACCACAGGGCCAGTCAGGCCGCTGTAGTATTTTACCTTAACCATCTCTTTGCCGGTTTTGCGCGAGATGTGGCGACTCCAGCGCCAATCCGTTATCTCGATCCGCTCCGGCTCGATGCCCATAATGTCAGCGTTGCTCAGCCTCAGTTCCTTTTCGCGCTTGGGGAACTCATGGCCGCACTCAGGGCAAACCATAACGCTGGTGTGCAGCAGCTCGTCACACTGCGGACAAGTCTTTGCCGGTGCCTCTCCGCCTCCTTTTCCTGCCGGTTTCGGCGGCTCAACATTCACAATCGGGCCATGCCGCTCAACATTGCCGGCGAAGTCCAGCACAAGGCAGTAATCAGTGTGTGATTTCAAGCGCATACCACGGCCAGCCATCTGCACATAAAGGGCAGGTGACATGGTGGGGCGAAGGAAAGCGATCAGGTCAATGTCTGGAAAATCAAAACCGGTCGTTAAAATATCGCAGTTGGTCAGTGCCTTTAGCTTGCCGCTGGTGAAGTCTGCCAATATGCGCTCACGCCCACCCTTGCTGGCCGTGCCATCCAGGCAGGCCGCAGGTATGCCGCGAGCGTTTAGCTCGTCGGCACAGTGCTGGGCGTGTGCGACGCCGGAACAGAACAACAGCCAGTGCCGGCGATCCTCAGCGCGGTCAATGATCTCACTGATAGCCTCTGCCGTGATTGCATCAGCCGCGCCCTGCAGCTGGTCGGCGATGTACTCACCGCCGCGCTTTTTGACCTGGCTGGTGTCAATCATGGCGGTGGTGTGCTTGGATTTCAGTGGGGCAAGAAAGCCGCGCTCGACCAGTTCTTTAACCGTCACAGGCTCCACCAGATCGGCAAAAATAGCAGTATCGCCGTCAGTCAGCTTGCCTTGGCCTAATCGGTACGGTGTGGCGCTATACCCAATAACCCGCATGTTCGGGTTGATTGCTAGAAGATCGGATATGAGTTTGCGATACCCGCCCTCTTCTTTGTGGGAAATGCAGTGGCATTCGTCCACAATGCAGACATCTATGTGCCCGACCAATCGCGCCTTGTTTCGGACCGACTGAATGCCAGCAAAAAGGATAGGTTCACCAAGCTGCTTTTTGCCAACGCTGGCGCTGTAAATCCCCATTGGCGCGTTGGGCCAAATGGCGCGCATCTTTTGAGCATTCTGTTCCAGCAATTCCTTCTGATGGCACAGCATCAAAACCTTTGTCTCTGGCCATCCTTGAAAAACTTGGCGCACCAGCTCGGCAATAACGACACTCTTTCCTGCGCCGGTTGGAAGAACCACGCACGGATGGCCGCTGTTTTTTTCCAGCCAGCGGTAAAGCTCGGTTATGCTACGCTCTTGATAGTCTCGCAACTTCATCAGTAGCTTTCCCCACGTTTGATTCTGCTGATCGTTTTCTGGCTTACGCCAAACATGGCAGCAAGTTTTGACTGTGATACGTCCATTTTTCTAATCTGGTCTGCTTGCTGATTTGTAAGCTTGGCTCGTCCTTTTTTGTTTTCACCACGTCCAGTAAATGACCGTTTTTTTGCGACCATGTCCTGCATGTTGTCGTGATGTGTGCCGATAAAAAGATGATCTGGGTTCACGCACAGCGGCGTGTCGCACTTGTGGCAGACGTACATGGATTTTGGTATTGGTCCATGCACCATCTCAAACGAGAACCTGTGCGCGCCTATGGATTTTCCATCGTCTGTCCAATGACTTGGATATGGAACGCCTTTTCCATTCGGCCTTGTGCCTGCTGTCCATATCCAGCAGCCAGATTTGCTGATTTCATACTTTTTATGGAATCTCTCAACAGCGTTTCCGTCTTCAACTTTTCTGCTTCCAAAGTCGTTGACATCACCGCGCCTGAGCAGCCTGCGGTAGTGCTTGTCGCAATAACCTCTGGATACAGCATCACGCTCACATTCATTAAATGCACACTTCATGTTGACCCCCTTGTGTCAGTCAGTCCATTTTATAGGATTTACAGCCACAGTTCAACCAATCATAAAGCTGATCAATAGCCCGGCGCTGGTAATCACGCAACATAACCGGCTCCCGTTATGGTTGCACCGAAGTTATCGACCAGTTCCAGCACGGCATTAGACGTAACCAGCTCAGGCGCTGCCATAATCTGAGCTGATGCTATGCCGTCCTCGCCATTCAGGAACGTGCGGCCATTCACGGCATACTCCGCATTGATGCCATCGCCGCCCACCAGCTGCCACGGCACAAGGTCGGGGTGCATGACATGACTGGCACAGCCTTCATATTGACCCTCTGCCGGTATGATTGCCTCCCAGCGGCTGCAGTGCCATGTACTGTCAGGCCGTGGTGTGCTGTGAGCGCAGGTGCGGCAGTTATGCTGGCGCGTTACCGCTCCGCTGTGGCAAATATCCGACGCGGCGCACCACTTGCATTGATACCACGATGGATCGCCACTGATAGGCTCAGGCGCTCTGTCGCTGGCAATAATGCGGTGCGCACGGTCACGGATCGACACAGCATAGGCATGGTCAAACCGCACCCGCTCAAAATGATATGTATCGTCGTTCTTGTTGACGGCTGCATACAGTGCTCGGTCAATGCCGGTTCCCAGCATGTAAAGCTGCATTTGTGCGTAATGCTGCGGCTTTGATTTTTCCACACCGTTTTTAAGCAAGTCTTTGAAAGACTTGTCGCTGTGTGTCTTGATTTCCAAGACGTGCGGCTTTGGTGATGCTGGAAGGCCACTGCGAATAATGCCGTCCATGCTGCCGGACAGGTGGTTGCCGAAGTCTACGCGGTACTGCTTTCCGTTCTCCTCAGCATCCACTTCGCAGCCAATGGCCCGCAGGTCAGCGACAACGGTGGCCTCCTCATTCTGGCCACGGCGGAAAAGGCGTAATATGCGTCCTGAGAACTGCTCACGGAATGCCAAGCGGAACGAGTACCACAAGAACCGCTCACAGTGATGGCCAGCCAGGCTTGCACCAAAGTGCAGGCGTGGGCGTTCGCTTCGGGCCTCATGTGCTGCGTCGATCAATGCTGCGGTGTCGTTTGATGGTGGGGGGATGGCTGTCATAACACTTCCTTAAAAAGCTGGGGCCATTTCTGGCCCCGGTTAACTTATTTCATCCAAGCGGGTTTGCCAGAAGCTGCCGGCAGTGCAGCAGCGGTAGCCATAACTGGCCTAGGTGCTGCACTACCGCCGATTGATTTATAGGCTTTCACCTCGTTCTGCGGACCGTATTGCTCAGACTGGCGAATGCTGACCTTAACGCCCATCGTGCCTCCGATCAGTTGGTCGGTGTCAGACAGTGACGGCAGGCCAGTGGCGCGCATCACGGAACCCAGTTGCTGGCGGCCGATTTCTTCCGCCTTCTGGCTGTCGTTCTTGATGTTTAGGTTGCTGAACAATACGCGGCCTTCATGGGTAGGGCCGGTTACGGTCAGCTTCAATTTGATATAAGTACCTGTGCCTGATTTAGTATCTTGAAGCGTGGCATCGCTGATGGTCACGCTGTATTCGCCAGCAGGCAGCGGTTCAAAGTCTCCGCCAGTTTCTTCCGGCAGGTCGTTTACGTTTACGTTAAATCCTAAATTAGCCATATGTATTACTCCGATAGTTCGATTGAAAAGGACGGGCGTCCGGGTTTGGTTGTAATAGCCGCCAGTAGCGGTTCTGTAATGCTTTGGTCTGCTTCTTTCCATGCCTTCGCGTTAATGTCCGGCTTCCACCGGAACAGAGCACCAAGGTGCTGAGTAAGGCCGCATTCTGCTGCGATCTCCTGCAGTGCATCAGCGTCGATGCTTCGATTCATCCGGCAGGTGACTTTTACCTTATAGCCGTCAGCCTTAACGGTGCGGCTGCCTTCGTCAGTTTCAGCAATGCCGAGTTCGGCTATCAGCTCGTCTTCAATCAGACGGCGAGCCTCAGCGGCTTGGCGCTCCGCCTCTTTGGCGTCTAGCCACGCTTGGTACTTGCTCATACTTCACCTCCGATTTTTTTGATAATGTCGCCAAGGTTCGGTTGCTCCCATGCATCCAGGACATGGCTGCGGCTCTTAGCCAGCCAAAGGCCGTCACTGTCGCACATCAGGGCGCGGTGGGTGTTTCCTTCTCCGGCTGAGTCGATGAATTGCAGGCTGGCTATTTCACCTTCTTGGCCGATCATGGGGATAATCAGACGCCCGTCACCTGTGACCCGCAGGCCGTG